GATCAACTAATTTTTGCTCAACATTATAAGAAGCCCAATCATTTAGATCAATTTTAGCAACAAAAATTGTATCATCGTGATCAACATAAGATTTTAAAAAATCTCTTATCTGTGATGAAGTATAAGTGGTTTTTACAATAAATTGAGACAAGGTTGGTTTAACCCAGACCGTTCCCGACAGAGCATCGATACCCTCTTGAAGTCGAGTATAGTTTTTAATCTTATGTAGATCGTATGTAATTGAGTATGCTGCCATTTATTTTCTCCACCCGATCTGTTGTAAAGACTGTGTCGGGTTCACAGTTTATTAATCTTTGGTTTTATTAATCTTTTGCCCTAGCTTTCCTTCTTTTACCAACTGCACAACCTGCTCATTAGTAAGCACAGGAATAAAGACCTTATCGCCAATGTCCTTTGAGAGGATTCTCACTTCCTCAGCAGTTAGAACTAACGCCTCTCCATTTTTCGCAGCATCATTAATACGGGCAATAATTTGATTGATTGGTAATTTTGCGTTATCCAATTCCATTCTCCTTTTTTTAACCTGCACGCCAAAATTGGCGACCCATAACTTTAAAATTCAATCCATTTTGCTCCGTGACTTCACGATCTCTGTATTTAGGATTTAGGCTGTGCAGAATCAGTTTCCCGCCTTCTTCCTTGAAAATCTGCTTAATCATGCCTTCACCCTCAAAGTAAACAGCATAAATTTGACCATCAATAATGTCGGTTTGGGATATATCAATGCCAACCAAATCCCCATCCTCAATCTTGTCCGCCATACTGTCGCCTTTAGCCTTGATGATGCGCATGCAATCAGGATGAACATTTTTTTGTTTAAAAAAACTAGGTGGGAATGGCTGTTTTCCATTGATCACATCAAAGTGAAACTCTATAGATTCTCCTGTGCCACAAGAAAAACTTGCCTCTACCACATCAATCCAGATAAATCCATCATCCCCACCATACTCAACTACTGACGCGCTTTGAATATCATTCACATCAAATGATGATTCATCTTTCTTGGATAGGCCGTGCTTATCCATAAATTCTTGCATGTTGAAGTTGGTTAAATTTTGTTTTTCTTTTCCAGTAAGAATCCATCTGGATGTTGTTTTTAATGCGGTTGCTAGCGCCTCAATGTGCTTTGCGCTCGGATTATTACTTCCATTTACCCAACCAGAAACAGTTCCTCTAGCAGCGCCAGTGAGCCTCATTAAATCCGCTTGAGATAACTTTAATTCAGCCATTCGAGATTGAATGCGATCAGAAACAGAATTATCCATCGTTCAAAACCTTATATCAGATGTTCAAAATTATGAACAAGAAGTTTGACAAATGCTTGAACATGTTGTTCAATAAGTTGAATTAATATGTTCAGGAATTTGAATATGAATGTAGAGCATTTGAGGGAGTTCTACGGTGTAGAAAATAACTCTCAACTAGCCAAGAAAATCAAAAAAGCACGCTCAGGTATTACCAAATGGGAGCAAGAAGGCATACCACCAAGAACGCAAGCTGCCTTTGAAGTATTAACAAATGGAAAGCTAAAGGCTGACCGTCAAGCATTAACTGCCTAGGAAAAACCATGACTAAACGTAAACCAAAGAAGGATGCGTCTATCACCATCCATATGCCAACAGACCACAAAGAACAGTTGTCCTCATTGGCTGAAATGCTACGAGCAGGACAGGGTGCAAGTGAGTATGTGTACGAAACGTTAATCAAGCCTCATCTCCAAAAATTGAAAGCTGAGACGAAGATTAAACAAAAGATTTTCGGCTTAACAGAGAGCGATAAAAACCATGAGCTGCATTCAGATTTATCAGTGCGCTCAGAAACAGCAGACATTAAAAAAGCCTGATTTCGTGGATCAGGCTCAATGTTCAATCGGAGAAGGACCAAATGAACCATCAAATATTAGCAGACATTGAACTAAATCGGAAGATTAGTTTGTTTCAAAAAGCGGTTGAGGCTTATGTACTTAATCGAACTCTCGAAAACTCTATGGCATTGGCTAAAGCGAAAGCTGATTTAGCTGCATTTGTTATGCGAGGTGTTTGATGAATACGGCTTTTAACCTGGAACAATTTCTCAAGCAGGCCACCCCAGTGGAAGATAAATACACTAGAACACCAAATTACCTGGTGGATAAGGGCTATGTGTCTGAAATGACGGGTAGCGCCTTAAAATGCTATGTGGTGATTAACCGTTTTACTGATGGTTTTTGTCGTACAAACTGGTCAATTACTTCTACTTTCCTTCAAGAAAAAACAGGTATTAAGAAATTAAAAACCTTAACCGACGCTGTTCGTCAACTTGAACAATTAGGTTTGGTTTTGGTTGTTAGATCAACTGGTGAAACTAATAAATTTTCAATCATTCACCCTGAGTTTGAACTACCTGCCAAAATGGATGGTAGTACCGATAATGGTATGGACACTACCCCCGAAAATGGTATGGGGAGTACCCACCAAAATGGAGGGGAGACTACCCCCGAAAATGGTACTACTAAGAAAGAAACAAATAAGAAAGAAAATATTAAGAAAGATATATGTGAAATTTTCGAGTTCTGGAAAGTAGTATTTAACAAGAACGAGAAAACATTACTTTCTGACAAACGTGCTAGAAAAATCCAAGCTCGTCTTGTTGACGGTTACCAGGTTGAAGACATCAAATTGGCAATCACAAATTGTTCTAAGTCTGATTACCATGTTCAGGGCGGATATACTGACATCGAATTAATTTGTCGTGAACCAGAAAAGTTAGATCGCTTTATCAACATGTTCCCTAAAGCTGAGCAAATCATGGCTCCAGTTCCTGGAAGCTATGAAGCAGACATGGGGGATTGGTAATGTCGAATATTCATAACATCCCTATGGAACAAGCAGTTCTTACAGCATTGATGACTGTAGACAAATCATTTGATGTTGTAAGTAACGATCTTGATGTTGAGTGCTTCTTTCCAGAGCGCCATAAGCAAATCTTCCAGGCTATTGCTGACCTTGCTAATGAAAACAAGCCTTATGACTTCGTTATGGTTGAGCAGCAGCTTAAACAAAAAAACGTAATTCATTTGATGGGTGGTTCTGAATACTTACTTCAAATGAGCAGCGAAGCGCCTTCAAGCTTTTACAACCTGGAGTCTTATGTTGCAGAACTAAACAAGTTCAAGGCACACCGTGAAGTTGAGCATATTGGTCAAAGCATTGCTGAGATTGCTAAAGACTTAACAATCCCTGACGTTCACATTGCAGCAGAAAGCATCCTGGACGGGAAGAAAACTTCGAATGATGTTGAGAAGACCAGCTTCACATTTGAAGAGGCTTTGAATCGTGCTACAGATCGTTTAATCCAAAAGGCTGAGGCTAAAGCTAACAAGCAGTACACAGGCGTAAAGTTTAACTTAACTCACCTCGATAACCTGGTTGGATTAATTCAAAAAGGACACTTCTGCATCGTGGGTGGTCGTCCTGGTTCGGGTAAATCAACTCTAGCTCAAATGTTAGTTATTCAGACAGCAGTGCGATACAACGAGCCTGTATTGGTTGTATCTGCGGAAATGGATGTAGAGACATTCACAAACCGCTGTATCTCAGCATTAACCAAAATTCCTTATGACAACATTCATAACGCTGAATTATTTGATGGGATGTTGGCTCAATTTGCAGATGCTCAAAGACGATTCAGTTCCTTGCCAATCCATATCGAAGACAAGCAAAAGCCGACAATTGCAGAAATACATTCATGGGCACGTAAAGCTAAGCGCAAATACAAAAGACTAGGATGCATCGTTATTGATTACCTTCAATTGGTTCGTGACCCAAGTAAGAAAGACCGTTACCAGGAAGTAAGTTCAATTAGCCGTGATTTAAAAGCACTTGCTAAAGAGTTTGATTGCCCAGTTATAGCATTGGCACAGCTTAATCGTGAGTCTGAGAAAGGCAAGCGCCCTAAAGCATCAGATCTAAAAGAATCAGGTCAGATCGAACAAGATGCAGATCAAATCATTCTGGCGAATCCAATCATTGGTGAAGACGACCTACCGTCAGGTGTCACCGAATTAATCGTTGCTAAAAATCGTCATGGCAAGAAAGGTGTGGTTCGAGTTATGGACCGCTTAGATATCTGCCGTTTTGTGACTATTCGAGAAGAAGGAATGGCTGCATGAAAACTTTAAATAGAACAAAGAAATTAAACTTTGATGACCAGCTTAGCTTACTCGTGTTTGGCTGTCATGCATCAGCGCCTTTCAGTGTCAAAGACGTGAAGGAATTAGTGTTTGATTTCAATCGAGGAACCATCTACAGCAATCTTCAAAAATTTGTTGAATGGAAATATTTCGAACGTGTTGGGAAAAATCATTACAAGGCAACTCAATACGCAAAAGACATCCTGAATGTTAAAGGGGAGCTGAAAGCATGATCGAATTTGTAGATTACACATCAATGATGAAGCTCCGCAGAGATTACAACCTCGGCACTCGCAATAAAGAAACAAGAGCAGCAGCGAACCTCTATGAGAAATTAAGAAAGCTGAAAATGCTAGACCAGCTCAAGCAGGAAGCCATTACTAAACGTTACAAGGATGGGTATGAAATTTGGAAAGCAAGTAAGACTTACAGGACTTCTTAAGCAAAAAGTTATCACTGAGACTTTATATAAAAATGGAAAGATTGTGAAAGAAGAAGGTTATTTATCCGAGTTGGCGTGCAACCATAAGTGCTCATGTAGAGATGTGCTGACTTTGGGTGATGTGTTCGAGCGAGAGTGGATCAAGACTACTTCAGCTGTAAATGATGAAATGCAATTTCTTGAAGGTCTCGGGACCTATGACAACTTTTGCTACAACACTGTAATCATCACTTCACAGAAGATTAAAAACAGATTTGGTCAAAGGAAAGTTATTCATGAACTAGATATATCTGCAGGTCCTCATGGTGAGCATGGAAAGCTAATAAAATTTCCTGAAAACACTCACATTCTAGAAGTTAAGAAGAAAACAGCAGAAATCATTGTTAATGCTTATAAAAATGGGGATTGGTACTTTCATTTGCGTGATGCAAGCAATGGAGAAGGATGTGCTAACTGTGCACTTGCAGAAATAATTTTGGAGTGTGCTCAATGAAACCAGAGCAGTTTATTCGTGAGCATGGCGAAAAGAAGGCGAGAGCGCTGTTGGCTCAATTACATAATCTTGGCTGTCCAGATGATATGAAAATCACTGTAATTAACGGCATGTGGCATCGTACAAGCAAGGGTTTCACGTATCCAGAACTCAAGCGCCTGCTGGAATCGATTGATCAAATTAATGCGTTTGATGGCGGTATTAAAGAAGCTAAAGAGATTCTAAGCCGCATCAATAAACATGGCAGCAAGTACGCGACATTATTTGAAAGACCTGCATTAGAGCAAGCTATTCATGATTACGAATCAATATACGGAGGCGGGGATGAATCTTGAACAATGGCAACGAAGTAAAAAGATAAAGGCCGAAGCAGAGGCAGCAGCTAAGCGCACAGTTGAACGTGTATTGAATGCGGTAAAGGAGCCAGCCATGAGTGAGTTTAAAGTCGGGGATTATGTAGTTCACCCTAAGTTTTCTAACAAAGGGCTGTACAAAATCTATGAGATGTCAGGATCAATAACAAAAGTTCAGCTCATGCCAAATGGGCGAAAAAGTTACTCTTTTGAGTCGGATATTCGCCACGCCACCCCCGAAGAAATCGCAGCAGGTCACCGCATTGATAAACCCTCGAATTCGGGGGAATTAGAAACCCTAGACAAACTAGAAAACCACATTTCGCCGAATTGCAAAGTGGAGGATGTTTGAGATGGATAAACCAATAACATTTAACGAATGGTTGGGCACACAAGGCAATATGGTTCTCCTTCATGCCAATTGTTGCCGTATTGCCTATGAAGCTGGTCAGCAGTCACAGCAAGCGAAAGTGGAGGAGCTTAAAGCCACAATAAAAGGTAATCATGGGCGCATTGCAGAACTTGAGCGCTTAAACCGTGTGAAGGCTCAGGCAATTATTGATTTGCATCAAGAAATTACAGAGCTTAAAGCATCTCATCACGGTGAAGTGATTGGTCATGAAGTTCACTTTAAAAAGATCAAGAAAGAGCGTGACGAGCTGCAAAAGCGGGTGCAATTCCTTGAGCAAGAATTAGGTGCATGGAAAGGGAAATCTATTGCAGCGATGATAAATGGCATGTGTAAACAATGTGGCAAAGAGCCATGGCGGGCAATAGTTTCTGATAAAGATGGTTATGCACTTCTACATTGCTTTGGATGTGGCGCAAACAAGTATGAATTGGTTGGAGAGCAAGCGCTCAAGGGGGATCAATACGATGAACATCGCAAGAAAGCAGAAGAGGCCATCTCAAAAGGTGCAAGCCTAACCAACCATAGGATTGAGCTATGACAACATTCAAAAAGGCTCAAATCATCATTGGCATCGATCCTGACTTGGAAAAGTCGGGAGTAGCTATTCTAGGGAATGATCTACAGCTCAAGAATCTGACCTTTCCTGAGACTGTTGAATTATTCAGAAATGAACAAGACAGCATCAAGAAAGTTGTAATTGAAGCAGGTTGGGAAAATAAGAAGGCTAACTTCAGAGTAGGTGGTGGTCACTCAAGACAAGTGAATGAGCAGATTGCTAGACGCGTTGGGATGAACCATGCAACAGGCATCTTGTTAGCAGAAATAGCACAGGCTTTAGGCTTAGCAGTTTTACTGGTGAAGCCAACTAAATCAAAGCTCAATGCAGATGAGTTTAACAAGATAACTGGCTGGCAAGGGCGTACGAATCAAGATCAACGTGACGCAGGCATGTTGATCTGGGGAATGAACGGGAAGAAGGTGGCGTGATGGGAAGAAGAACTGATTATGGGTTTCTCTGGGTTTTAATTGGGGTCTTTATGATTGTAGTTGGAATCGGTGGCACCTTAATTAACGCAAAAATGGTGTGTGAAAAACAAGAAGTGTTCTGGATCAAAGGCACTCAATACAGTTGTTCAATATTTAAATAGGGTAAGGTGACGGTATGAATGCAGTAGTAACGGAAAAATTATCAAATCTTGAATGGGTTGGTCAGCAAATGAGAGCTAAAACGGCAAGCTATGAAACGTCTACTGCATCGACAGGAGAGAAAGCGCCTACTTGGGAAGAACGTTGCGGGGCTATAGCTTCAATTGAAGATGAGGCAACTAAGGCATATTGCGAGATGTTAGTGTGGGGTGATTCAAGAGACACGACACAGGCATTTAAGACGCTTGTTGAGCATATTGGTGAGATATTACATGAAGCAGCAAGCAAAGAGCGTCAGCGACATCACTTTGACCTTAAATTGTTTTGCATGAAGGTAGCTCGCATGCAGGTATTCTTTAAGATGCGTCCAGTGATCAAAGAAGATCGTACTTTGCAGGGACAATTGAAGTTCTGCGGGATTGATGAGATCAAAGCAGATACATATAGCAAGAACTATGCTTATCTTGGCGCAATGGTAGATATTATTTTGAAAGACATGGAAGATGAAATCGATTTCTATGTAGGGCAGTACCGTAAAAAGCTAAACAATTGACAGCTAAACGGATTTAAGGTAATGTTTTTCTATACTGGTCGTATTACGGATTTCCGAAGACCAACACATCAAAGCTCACTTAATCGTGGGCTTTTTTATTGCCTATTGAAAAGTGAGAAGAAGAATGGCTTGGCTATCAAACCGACATGCACCAACTAAACCAAATCAATTATGTGTATTAGCAATCAAAGTTGACAGCGAGTCAACTGATTACCTACCTGCTGTGTGGGATATGTGTGATAGTGAAGATAAACATTTCACTCTTACAGTAGATCGCCCTGATCTTGGCGATATTATCAAGTTAGATCAGGTTGAAGCTTATATGATTTTTCATCCTCTAACTATTGAAGATAAAAAGCATTTCTAAAAGCTTTCGCTACGTTTCCTTTGCTTTTTGGAGGTTCACATGCTCCGAATAATTAAGCGGGTCTTTTGCATTCATGTTTGGGAATATGAATCCGACATGTTCAATCAGAAAGAATGCAGAAAGTTTGGAAAGATTAAGTGTTTGTAGCCTCCTTATAGAGGTTCTTAATTTAGAGAAGCAAGTAAACAGTTAGGGTTAAACGTACTACCAATAAGATGCAAAACCTTAGTGCATTGGTCAGATACAGCTGAAGTGGAGGGTTGACGACCTCTTACTTGTTTCATCTAAGTTAAATTTGTAGCCCTGTCGTTTGACAGGGTTTTCTTTTTTGGGGTGTTTATGAAAGCGCAGAAATTAATTGAAAAGCTGGGCAAAGCGAAGATTTCAGACATCCTGAAAGAAGCCCATCCTGATGCAGTGTATTACGTAGATGAATGGAATGAACACTTTAAAGTGCATGGCTATTGTGCTGATAAATGCATTGTAGGAATAAACAATCCACATACTCATTACAAGCTAACGGATCTACAAGAAGCATTGGGGTGAACATGGACACAATCGAAGCGAAGAAGAATTTAAATGCTTTGTGCAATGAAATAGAAAAGCTTCAAAACCTTTCACGTAGTTTAATGACTGCGAAAGAGATGCTTGAAATTGACGCGAAGATTAAGCGACACAAAGACCAAGTGAAGAATATTAGAAGTAACCTTCATGCGTGATGCAAAGCGACTTGCTGCAATAAGAAGGTTGCCATGTGTTATGTGTGGTAGAACGCCAGTGGACGCTGCCCATAGCAATCAAGGTGCTCACAATAAGGGTATGGGATTAAAGGCTTGTGACTCAAAGACAATCCCACTTTGTAGGCAACACCATATCGAATACGACCAACTGCTAACAATGACAAGAGATCAAGCAGTTATCTGGTTTGATGCAATGTTAGAAAAAACAGAGCGGATGCTTAATTTTAAAGATGATGA